GTCTTCGAGCCAAATCCGTTCGCCACGCTGTGGGCGTCGTTCAACACGGACGCTCGCTACGACTACCAGCGCCCTTGCGTCGAGCGGCTCTACGCGACGCTCTGCGCTTACTGGCTCGAGCGATCGGGGCTGCTGCCGGAGGTCGGCAAGGAGCTCCGCGAGCTCGCCGGATGAAATGAACGAGGAGACGACCATGCTTCGGACCTGGATCGCACGCGGAGCGCTCTCGCTCGCCCTCGTCGCCGCTCTCGGGCGGCCCGCCGCGGCGGAGCTCCCGGATGCCGCGACCTTTCTCGCCGAGATCGGGTTCAGCAAGGATCAAATCGCCCAGGTCGAGGCGGGAAGCTTCGTGAGCGGCAGCATTCAGCCGAGCTCGGAGCGCGAGATCGTCGCGGCCTTCGCCTTCCTGGTGCAGGACTCGCCGACCGATCTCGTGAAGCAGCTGAAGTCGGGTCTCATCGACCAGATGGATTCGAACGTGATCGCCTTCGAGATGCTCTCGGGCGCGCCGACCCTCGACAGCTTCGCGAAGCTCACGCTCCAGCCCGACGCGCAGAAGCGTACGCAGGCCTACCTGAACGCGAAGCCCGGAACCGCGCTCAACCTTTCCAGCGAGGAGATCGCGGCCTTCGGCAAGCTCGGGAGCGGGGCCTCGACGGCTGCCGTCGAGCAGGCGGTTCGCAGCGCGCTGCTCGCGCGCCTCCAGGCGTATCAGGCCAAGGGGCTGGCGGGAATCACGCCTTATGCAGGCGCCGGCGGGAAGCCGCGCTCGCCGGCCGACGAGATCCGGTCGGCCACCCAGGCCACCAAGAAGCTCCAGGCGATGGTGCCCAACGCCCACGACTTGTTCCTCAACTACCCGGGCTCGAAGCCCCCGGGCACCGAGGAGGCCTACCGCTGGGAGCATTACAACGCCCACGGCGTGCCGACGATCGCGCTCATGCACAGCCTCTACGTACCCGAGGGCGACGCCTGGGTGATCGCGCAGCGCCAGTTCTACGTGAGCGGCGGCTACAACTCCGAGCAGGCCATCGCGGGGCTCCTCCCGATGCAGAAGGGCACCCTCGTGATCTACACGAACCGCACCTCCACCGACCAGGTGACGGGCTTCGGGGGCGGCGCCAAGGTCTCGATCGGGAGCAAGCTGCTCTCCTCGCAGCTCGAGGCGCTCTACCAGAAGATCCAGGCCGCCGAGAAGAAGAAGAGCGGCTACTGAGCCCGCCGCTGGCGCGCTCCCCTCGCCTCCGGTATCCAACCTGCCACCTCGCCTCGCGCGCCGGTAGCTCAGCTGGATAGAGCATCAGGCTTCGAAGGATCCCTACGCTTCCAAGTCCCCGATTCCGCTCGACCATGCCGGCTCCGTCCTATCAGCTGTGACACCCCCGGGTCAAGCTGCGTCGGGAAGCGTCCGCAATCGCGCTGGCCGCGCTGTTTTCTGGATCCGGTCACCCTCGCGCTTGCACGTCCGGCAAAAGCGCACCGTGCGCTCACCTCGCCTGTTAGAGACCCCGTCGTAGGGGTGTCCGCGGGGACAGTGGGTCTTGCGAGCACTTGGGTTGTTGACCTTCCCGGTCAGTCCCCTGCGGACGTTCTCCGCGTGGGAGACGGGTTCAAGGTGCGCCGGGTTGACGCAGGCTCTGTTGCGGCAGAGGTGGTCGATCTCGTGATCGTCTGGGATCGGACAAACCAGCTCCCGGTAGATCCAGCGGTGAGCTAGCACCTTGGTCCCGCTGAACCAGAATCTCCCGTAGCCGTCTCGGTTCCTGTTTCCGTTCCAGACCCAGCATCCGCTGGGATCCTTCGCGATCTTCTGTTCAAAGCGGTCAAGTGGCTTTCGTGGTGGCATTCAGTTCCTCCTGGGCTTGTGCCCTTCCTATACACATCTGATAATTCGCGTGAGAACGCAAATTGCGTTGGCACGGTTCTCGCAATCTTATCTTGGTAGTACTAATGACCTCCCTGGGGGATCTATAAGAGAAGATCACCGGGAAGTACTTCCATGTATTTCCTCTCTTTCTTGATAGATCCAATCTGCTGAGAGACTACCCAGGGAAGACGTACAGAGAGTACGACCCTCCGAGAGCAATCCTCAAAGGGATCTCTTCAGGGAACTTCCAAGTATTTTCTCACTCTTCTGATACTGCTGAAGTTGCGGGCCACAGAGGGCGTCAGGCCCTTACCGCGATTCCCGCGGATTCCAGTCGCTTCCTGGCCGTCTCATAGGTTCGCGGATCGAGCTCGAATCCGACCGCGTTTCGCCCCGACTCGTAGGCCGCTAGCAGCGTAGTTCCCGATCCCGCGCAGGGATCGAGTACCCAACCGCCTGGGGCGCAGAAGCTTCTTATCAAGCTTCGCGCCTCTTCGACGGGTTGCTGCCACGGGTGATGCTGCTTCTCCTTGTGGGGACTGATGAAGGTGTCCACAAATTGCGAGATAGGTCTCGGGCGGGGCGGCTTGTAGTAGATGCCCAGCGGCCGATTCATCGTGAACAGACCGAGTTCATCTCGATAGTTCGATTTGCTGAAGACGATGTTGGCCAGCCACAGGTAATCGAGATGCTGGCTCAACCGCGAGAGAACTCCGGGTAACCCGTAGTGGCCGAGATAGGAGGCGAAAACTCCTTGAGGCTTGAGCACGCGGACACATTCCTGAGCCAAGGGGCCCCATTGCGAGTCCCAGCTTCGGCCGTAGGGGGGATCAGTCACCACAAGATCGATGGACGCGGGAAGTAGTCGGTAGATGAGCTTTCGGAAATCACCGTTGAGTAAATAGATGGTCGGTTGAGTCAGTGGCTTCATGGATGAAGTCCTCCTTCATCCGAAGGACTTCTTCTTCTCTGATTCTTTCCTCTTGGCTACGCTGCCGCGCATGGATCAAATCACCAACTGCCCCGTATGCGGTTCCATTCTTGTCGACAGCCGGCACTCCGGGGACCAGCATCGCTTCGATTGCCCCAACTGCGGGCAGTACATCCTGACCGGAACGGGCAAAGTAGAGGCGGAAGCACGGGTAGAGAAGTCAAGGATGTTCGCCGCAATCCTCAGCCACACCATTCGACGCATGCAGAGGAACAACTCGTGGCCGATGCTCTCCTCCTATGACGTCGAACGAATTCAACAGGACGGTCGATTTCCTGACCCAGCTGAGCAAGCCGAGAACTTCCTTGTGTGGCTGGGGAACGAACAAGAGCACCCCGGCAGCTCAATCAGCTACGACGACTGGAACGTTCGAGCAATAGTTGGTGCTGTCGACGAACATGGTGTTGCGTTCATCGTTCAAGCTCTACTGAATAGCGGCCTGCTGGAAGGTGAACTCACGCAGCAAGGAGCCCGCGTAAGTCTGTCGTTCGCAGGCTGGCAAGAGTTCCACAAACTGACCCGGGGTTCATCCGCTGGAGCACGCGCATTCATGGCGATGAAGTTCGGGAACGACATCCTCACCGGCCTATTTCAGAATCACTTCAAACCCGCTGTGCGCCAGGCCGGATTCGATCTTTTCAGATTGGACGAAGAGCCGAGGGCTGGACTGATCGATGAGCGACTGCGAGTTGATATCCGCAGGGCACGCTTCGTAGTCGCGGATCTTACTGACGGGAATCACGGAGCCTACTGGGAAGCCGGATTCGCTGAAGGGCTCGGCAAGCCAGTTATCTATACCTGCGAGGAGTCGATTTTCAAAGGGGAGAAGACCCACTTCGATACGAACCACTTGCATACGGTTGTCTGGACCGCTGATGAGCCAAAGAAAGCCGCAGACGATCTCAAAGCGACTATCAGAGCGACGCTCCCGGATGAGGCCCGAATGAACGATCCTGAAGAGCAGTAGCGTGGTGCCCTCCAAATGCCAGAAACAGCAACGCCCGGGGGTTGATCCCGGGCGTTTGCATTGGCGTGTCGACTTATTGGGCGCTGGACGGAGGGACACATTCGTCCTAGTAGACGAACTAGCCGACCCGGAGCTCTTACTGAATCCGCTCGGGGTTCCCAAAGCCTCGATCTTCGGTCGCTGTCTTCCGCGAGTGGCAGGGTTTGCAGAGCGCTTGGAGGTTGATCCATTCGTCGGTGCCGTCCTGTCTGCGAGGGATCTTGTGGTCTACCTCGGTGGCCCGGGTCAAGCGTCCCTCACGGATGCAATGGACGCAGTGAGGGTGCCGCTTGAGGAAGTGCGCGCGGGTGAGTCTCCATTCGTAGTCATAGCCGCGTTGGGTTGCATTCCCTCTGCTCCGCTCTAGCTCTCTCGCGTGTGCGGTACACCTTGAGGGTTTCCCGCGGATTAGCTCGGTACAACCGGGAGCGTTGCAACGTCTTGGGGCCGCGGTTGGCACGCTTAGGTTGTTCCTTGTGGCGCGCTCTCAAAAATCTCGATGTGCGTTATTGCTTCCCACGTCTGCGCCGGTATCCCAAGCTCCTCTGGGGTCAACGCTTGGAGATAAGCGAACTGCTCCTCATTGATGAAAGCCTCTTGCAGCGCGGATTCGAGCGTGCCGGAGAAGGTCGCCTTGAAGCCGGTAACGGCGGCCATCTATAACTCCTTTCCGGGCCAGTCGTAAACGATGTCCGACCCATCGATGTTGACAGCGTTGTTCATAATGTTTCTCCGATTGGTCGAGGCCACCCCGTAGTCGCGACCGATTCCTGAATCGGGAGGGTAGTAGTGGCCTGTGCGCCAGTAGTGTTGAAGAAAGGCGGAAGCGGTATAGCCCGGCCGGGGAATCAACCAGTCAACATTTGCGCCATAACCCCCGTTATACAGAGCGGCTACTCCGGGCGCGTCTACGGCTACGTTCCAAAGTCCCGCTGAGAAAATCCTTCCCTGGAAATCGTTATCCGCAAGGCCGGTGCTGACCAAGTTCCCCACACCTATACGTCTGGCCGGCGGTGTTCCCATACTTCCGGCGTCATCGGTTGTCATGGTGCTGGGACTTACTGCAACTCCATTTCGATAGGCCAGTAAGCTGGTTCCATTCCACGTAATCATCGTGAGAATCCAGGTGTCTTGAGTCCACCAACTGTTCCAAGTGTAGTCTTTGATAGGTGCGGCTAAGCCGGCCCAGGTCTGCACTGTCATGTTATTCGTGCCGCTCGTTCTGAAGATGATTCGAATGTTGCTGAACGGAAAGTTTATCGGGAATGCCAGAGTCAGTTCGTGCTCGATACTGAAAAGCCCGCGGTCGGCCGAGAAATCTCCAGACGGTTTGGCCCATACGGCTACAGCCCAAGCATTGCCTACGTTGGCCGGGGCAAGATTCCCGTCCTTCAGGCGCTCGCCAGCTACTAAATTGACGGAGCGGTGCGGAGCGTCTGCGAAGACAAACTTACGTGGCATTACAACCTCACCATCTTCAATGTGAAGCTCAAGTCTTCTGCGCCCGTAGAGCCCGAGCTCGTCAACCGCAACGTCTCTCCGACGGCCACGTTTGCGGTAGACGTAGGGAAGTAAGTTGCTTCGGTGGTGTTGATGGTCTTGTTATCGATCCCTGTAATCACCACGCCTTCTTTAGTGAGAGAAGAGGTAGTGCTGTTAGAGACCGTCTGCGCTGTGAAGCTTTGAATCGAGAAGGGGTAGCTCGCGCTACGAACCAAACACAGAGTTCCAGTTGAAGGCTGCGTCCATTGGCCGTCTATCTCTTCGACCATTCCCGGATACGCTGAGAATGAAGCATTTGTCCCGGCAACCGTTCCGGTAGCCGTGATGTTCCCATCCACTCCCAACCCTTCCGTCGGGATGTGGTTATCAAAGCTTCCGCTGGCGGTAACTCGGGAAGAAAGTCTGGTGCTGCCGTTGGCTAATAGGTGCAGCTGTCGTTGCAGGCTCGAGTTGGTTCCGGTAGAGACCGTGATTCGGTTGACGCCAAACGGGCCAGCCTTCACATCGTAGAAGTGCAACCCTGGATCTCCAGGAGCTTCTGTATAGAGAATGAGGTAGTCGGTAGTAGTCCCGTTTACGGCTAAGGCAAAATAGGCTGAACTGGAAGCTCCTCCGCGACTCGCAATGATTACGCCAGCATCATTGGGGTTGACCGGAAGAAAATCGGTAACTGGTCGGCCGACAATGACAGAACTACCGAATCTCCCCGAATCGCCGGCAATAGTTCCGGTAGCAGTTACGTTGCCGTCGATTCCGATGCCGCGAGTCTGCGGGTAGAACGCCCCCGACGTGGTTAGAGTCTGATTGCTGAAATGCACTCTTCCGTCTGCATCGAGATGAAGCTGCCTATGCAGCGTTGAGTTAGTTCCGCTGGAGACGGTGATTCGATTTACGATCTTGTCCACGTCGAGGAAGTGCAGCCCAGGGTCTCCGCCAGTAGGTGTGTATAACCACTCAAAGCGCGAGCGTCCCTCTTGCGCGAACACCTGACGAGCCCGCGTATCAGCTCCGGTTTCCGCGTTTATGATGATGGTCGAGTCTTGCGTTTGTCTCCCGAGAAGTGCGGTCGTTAGCGGGGGGCCTACGGTCAGTTCTCCATACGTCGCATCGAAGGTAAGGCCACTGTCGCTGGTGAGAAGCGACCCCGAATCGCCAAAGGGGACACGTCCAACGGGGATACTCACAACGGAGGATCCCGTCCCGGTCGAGACGGGAAAGCCCGAGACGGTGAGAGATTCAGAGAAAGTCCCTGTTGGGGAGACTACGGCTTCCGTGGCTGTTGACGTTCCCTGGGTTTTCACGCGGCTAACCTCCTGCGTTCGCGATACGCCCGAGCTGCGCGCCGGTCGCACTCCCGACATGCGCGCGACCTTTGCGTGGTGTTCCGCGTGTTCTCTTCCGTGTATTCATGCCCGTGCTTGCAATGGCTCTTGTCTCGGTTGTTTCGTCCAGTCTCTCCCCTGCGCGTGTTCTCGCCGCTCGTGACGGGTTCCAGGTGGTCGGGGTTCACGCAAGCCCGGTTGCGGCAAAGGTGGTCGAGCTGGAGACCGGAAGGGATCGGCCCCGCGAACGCTTCATAAGCGAAGCGATGCGCACCTACGGGTCTGTTTCCGAGCTGGAACTGCCCGTAGCCCGCGCGGTTTCTGTGCGCAGCCCATTCGATGCAGCCGTTAGCGCCCGGACGGATCTTCTGTAGAAATCGGTCAACGTCTTTCTCTAATGGTGGTCTATTCAAGTTGTTTCCTTTCGTCTTCGGTTAGCGTCTCCAACGTTCTCAAGTCACTTACGAGTTGATCGTATGACTTGAACGCGTGAGTACGAGGGTTGTAAAACGGATTCTTGTTGATGTTCCGGCAAACCCGGTGGAGCAAATGGTTATCCTCGAAGGACTCGATGGGGCCTTTTTCCTTGATCTCTTTCTTCAGTGCCATGAATCTCGTGACCCAGGAAGGATCTACGGGCTCTTCATTGCGAAGCTTTTCTAACGCGGCTTTCTTGATCGAATCCTTTTCGATGAAAAGCTTCAGATGCTCCCGCAACTCCTGAACTCGCTGGTGTTCCGAAGCATCTACCCGCAGACCCTCGGGTAGCTCTTCCATTTCGCGCAACGCTTCCTCCGAGACATTCGCCACGCATGTGCGAGCCCACTCGACTGCGGAGTCCTGAAACTGACGGATACGACCGCGGAGATGTGCGGAGTGCTTGTAGGTCTTGAAGCACGGCTCTGGGCAAAACCACTTGAACGCGAGAGCGAAATCAAGATGGTGCCCGAGCACCTGGGCTCCAACTGGAGCCATGTCGAGCGGGGGAGCTTCCCTCCCGCAAAGCATGCAAGCGACGGTATTCGTTTCTGGCATCGAATCTCCTATGTGGGGGTGTCTGTGCTGCCAACTATCTCTCCCGCATCCGCGAAGAGATCGAAGCCTCCGGCACTTCCGAAGTTGATGCAGGTGGATTTGTCCCCGTCGAACAGGAAGTAACACTTGAGACTACTGGCGTCCGTGTAGTTGCCGAAGTTCTCGGTCAGATCCACTTGGACGTTCTGGGAGACCGCGGTGCGAGACGAGGACGAAAGCACCACGTTCCAAATCGCGAGATTGTAGTAGTAGCCCACGACTCCCGTATCGGAGAGGATTCCTCGGTTACGAGAAGCGAGCGCACCACCTACCGCTGATTCGGTGGAGCTCACCGAGCGCAGCGTCGAGGCTCCGGTCAATCCCGTGTAGAGCGCGATGTCGGAGCCGTCCCAAGTGAAGAACAGCTCCTGCCAGGATCCGTCGGTGAGCGCCGCTCCGTTGTAGTTGCGTCGGATGCCAAACCCCCCGTCTGAATCGCGCAGCACAGTGGCTTCGATGTTTCCGGCTGGGGACGACTCCTGACGGAGGATGATCGCGCTCTTGTTTGATGCGGGGCCAACTTCCTTTATCACAAGAAGGCTCTTGGTCTGAGCCTGCGTCAGCTTGAAGCGCATGAAGATGGTGAACGCATTGGCGATCCCCACGTCTCGATGCGTATTGTCTGCGAACTTGGACCCTACGGAGTCGTAGAGCTGCACCGACTTCGCGTGGAAAGCTCCCCCGCTACCGGCCTCAGCCTCCGCGACTCTCGCAGGGGGCTGTGTGATCTCCTTGGCCACGATCCGACAAAACAGCCGAGGGTCAACGGTGTTCTCAATCACGCGGGCTGTAACTGGTGACGAGATGGTCGGAGACGAATGCACAATCACGTCCCCTGGCTGGATGTTCACGTAGCTCCAGTCCGTATCGTCGGTGAACTGTTTCTTGGGATTGGCCTTGTCCGCGAGGATGCGATTCAAGACGTTCTGGGCCTGCCCGGAAGTCGTGGTCATTTCCAGAAATAGGCTGCGACCCCCCGAATCCACTTCGTTGCCCAGAACTCCGAAGCGAGCTTGGGAATCGGCATCCCCAGCGGTAACACTGCCAGCGTAGGACGACGTGTTCCCCGCACTCTCAACCCAGTCTCGCCCGAAGTAAGCCGTCGGCGAGTTCCGTATGTCGGCGGCTTGATGGGTGTTCTGCCAATCGATCGAGATGACTCCGGACTGGTCTTCAACGAATGAGTGCGTAGATGCCGGGGTATCGAGATACCGCAGCGCGTGGCCTTCCCGGCCCCACCAGTGCATGCTCTCGGAGTTGTCGGCTATCTGATCGAGCAGCGCGTCGAGCTTGGTCGGGTGATCGACGGCAAAGGCCAATCGGATTCCGTTTGCGTCGTAGGCTGCGCCGGATCCCGAGTAAGTCGCTACATCAATGACGGCTTCGGTTTGCCCGAGAGCCCGGGTAAGCAGCCAACGAGCTACCGCGTCGGGACGCTGGATCGCTGTTCCGCTTGCTGTTGGACTCCCGAAGAGGCCGCTGTTGTCAGGGACGGGCACTCCGTCAACCACGGCTTCGACCAGGTCTCCGACTTCGATGTTCGCGCCGGAGACGTCGATTGCCACGTCGGCTGTTCGAGTAGTGAAACGCAGATCTTTAGTGTCTTCCGACACCAGAGGGGTATGGGTTACTTCCTTCCAAGCCTCCCACACATTGACTTGAGTAGGGTCGGTCTGAACGACGATCTCGAAATCACTGGTTTCAGATCCCCCCGTGTCGATCGTGCTGCGGAACTCTCCCTTATTGAACGCAGCGGAAAGCGTGAGAAAGGTTGATCCGCTCCGTCTGATTCGCACATTTCCTGTAATCAACGGGCCGTTCATGACAGCGTAGTAGCGCTGCTCACTGAAGACCCCGTTCACTCCTGGGAAGCTGGAGAAGGTGAGGATGTCTTCTCCCACGGTGCCCGTATTGACGCTCACTCCCGTATCTTCATTTCCGTCGTTCGCATTAGCGTGAGCGGGAGGGCCGCTGGTGGCACCAGCAAAGGTGACTTGAATGCTGTCAGAGAAGACTCCGGTGTTATGGACGTGCAACCCGTCATCCACCGTTGCCACGGGCTGCTGTGTAACTTCTCCCGCGGACTCGGAGCCGAACGGAATCAGTTGATTGATGCGAGCATCCGTGCGGATCCCTCCAATAGCCCTTGGGTCGGGCACACTGACCATTTGAAACTGAGAGCCGCTGATTACGGTTGGGTCTCCCCCTCCGTGGGGAGTGACGCGCACTTCCCGGATCGCAACGCATTGGTGATTGGCAACCGTGTAGTCATACGCGGCCTTGTCCTCACGCACTGCTGTTCCAGCGGTGATTGTGGTGCCGAGGGTGTTCAGGTTGGGAGAGACGGCAACGAAGCGTTTCCCTACTGAATCGACGGCACCGATCGTGAACGGGTTGTTGATGAACCCGTTGATGATGATTGAGTCTCCGGCTTCGAATCCATCGACTTCAGAGACCTTGAGCTTGGATCCCGCGCTCACTTCCTCCGTGATGGTCGTAGTAGCTCCCGCTCCCGTTGCGCGGGCTCGCACGCGAACCCCAGATCCCACGACGATCGGGAGATAGGTCTTCCCATCGAGTTCGTCTCGATCGGCCTCGGGGAACTCGAGTCGGGTCACAGCCCGCATTGGAATCTGGTCGTTGAGCTTGAAGTTCCGCGTGTAGACGGGAACTATGAACTTCTCGCGGTCGATGCTCGTTGGGGCTCCCGCGATTCCACTTGCTACCCAGCGCATTGCCACGTCTTCGGAGAAAGCGGGTAGATCGGAAGTCCCGGAGGTCAATAGAACCCGGACTTCCACGTCGGCCAACTCCCAAGGGAAGACGGGGTAGAAGATCTGCGAGAGATAATCGTAAACCTGTCCCTGATACTCGATCGGGGAGTTGTTGAACTGGAGCTGGAAGCTCTGGCTGCTGGTGTTGTTCTCGGGGAAGTTCGCTGCGGTGCGCAGAGTTCCCGCGGTAGCAACGTAGGGCTGGTAGAGATGGCCGAGATACGAGATCGCGCGCTCAGTGCAGAAGCGCAGCGTTCCCGAAGTGGAGGTGACATCCACCAGGACGATTGGAGCGATGCTCCCGCGCTTCAGTAGGGTTTCCTGGCTGCTATGAACGTCGATGGGCATCTAAAGCTTCACTTGCGAAAACTCTAAATCGACAGAGAACAGATTGAGTTCTCGATCCTGCACGAACATCTGCTTCATGTAGCAGGGGTAGGTCTCGCCTTCGTCATCCGTGAGATAGACGAGCTTGATCCCTTCGTTGGCTTCGAAAATGTCGAGCCAGGTCCCTGCCTGCGCTTGAGTCAACCCACGGATGCGGTAGGACTTGATCTTCCCTGGGCCGGCGTGGCGAATGCTCAAACGCTCGCCATTGGGGAGATCGATGAACGTCCGCTTTGGATTGGTGGAAGTTCCCACGTTGATGTCCGGAGCCCTGGGGGATTCGAACTTCCGCATGAGTCCCAGTTCTCCCAGGCGCACAGTGCTGCTAACTCCGCTCGCGGTCAGTTTCACATCGATGTATTGCGCGGAGGATTCCGAGCCAAGATCCGTCACGTTGGGATCATCCGCGGTAAGCGTGCCCGAGAAAAGCACGGTGGGGGTTGTGCGGAGAGAGTTCGGATAGGTGAGGACGACCGCTGTTCCGCCCGCCATAGAATGCTCGGCAAGAACCAAGTAGCGCCATGGGTCGATACTGCTTCCTGGCTGATCCACTTGAACTACTGTGTCCGTTCCCGAGGTCGCAAACTGATACGAGAGACGATCGTCGGCGAGGTAGATGACGCTCGACTCCGTTGAAACGTTTGTAGCAGCGAACGTGCTGTCATCGAGGACGCTGGCGTAGAGGATTGAAATGTTGCCCATTACGACACACTCATGGAGCGGAACCCAGGTCGGCTGGAACCAGCGCTGGGTATGAGCCCGTAGCGCTTCTGAGTGGCAATCGCTTCGGCAATCTTGGCGTCCAGGGCCTCTCCGCTGAGCTCTTCGTTGGCACTAATCACGGCGCGGATGATGCCCTTTGTAGTCTCTGCGTTGGCAAGCCGAAGATTCGCTTCCAACTCTTCGATCTGTGCTAGCAGTGCGCGGCTTTGGATTTCCTTGAAGCCAAGGCCGGCATCTCCAAAGCTGGATTGCACGGCTCGCAGTTTGGCGTTGAGTGCGTTGAGAGCCCGTTGAATGTTGGTCGGGTCGTTTACATCTCCCCCGACCACGGCCCCGAGATTGATGGTCTCTCGAGCTGCGCTGGCGAAAGAGTTCCCAGCTGACTCCGCTGCATCCCCGACGCCTTCGAGCTGCATTCGATTGCGCGATAGGGACTCGTTTAGGGTGTCGACACCTTGCGCTGACGATGCGAAGTCCGCGCCCATCGAAACGAAGGCATTGCCTGTTATGTCAGCCAGACCAGCTGAGGTGCGGAGATTTTGCTCCATCTTCTCAAGGCCACTGCGGGAGCGCTCGACCGCGTTGCGAAGCTTGTCGGCTTCCTTGGAGAGTTCGCCGAACTTCTTCTTGGCGTCTTCGCCTTCTCCGGCTCCCTGGGCCAGCTCTTTCTCGAGCTTGTCCAGGGCCACAGCGGACTCGACCAATCGGGCCGAGAGTTCGTGGAACTCCATCTGGGTCTTGATGCTCGCGTTTCCAAGCAACATGAGAGACTGAACATTCGACAGAAGCGCTTGGTCTGTTCGCGCTGCCGAAGTGCCTATCTTTTCCAGGGCCGCGAGTCGAATCTCTTCACCTGCTGCAAAGTTCTGATTCGCAGCGGTGACCTGTTCCAGTGCTTGTTGGGTATCCGCGAGGGCAAGGGCAGTTTGCTTGATGCGCTCTTGTTCATCGAAAGTCGCTTGCGCTCCAAGAGCCCGCGCGTCGTTCTCGGCTTGAATGGCTGCGACCATTCGCAAGCGAGCGTCTTCACCTTGCTTAGCCGCTTCGAGTAGTCGCTGTTGCTGGGATAGTTCCAGCTCCCGCGCGGCGATCTGTTCGTTGATTTGCGCCGTCACGTCTTCGGGACGTTCGGCTTTCACTTGTAGCTGTTCTCCCTTCGCGATCTTGATCGCTTCCAGGATTCGCTCTTGATCTTGAATCAACCCACCCAGGAAGACTTCAAGGACTCCGGTGACCAACGGGAGATTGGCGATACTGGAGTTGAGCGCGTTCTTGGTGCGCTCGATCGCCATCTCAGTTTCCTTCAGCTTCGCGCTGAGATTCGCGACCGACCGGGTCTCCAAGGGGTTCAGGAAGGCGATCAGTTCCAGGGTTGCGGCCTTGATGCTGGTCTTGAGGTTGTCCCACTTGAGCGCGATTTGCGCGAGGAACACGCTGTTCCTCAATCGCAGGGATTCGAGACGCTGTTGGTTCGCATCCAACTGATCGTTGATCGCTTTGTAGTTCCGTAGAAGGCCAACGGAGAGCACGGTGCCCAAGCGTTCAGATTCGCTGCGCAGATTCGCGAAGCCCTCTTCTCCCTCTTTGGCCAGATTGACGAGGGACGCTCCCTCTCGACCGAAGGCAACGAACGCGAGTCGCAACTGCTCTTGGCTGTTCTGCGTCTTCCCGATTACGGATAAGTAGTCTTCGAAGACCGCAGTTCCCTCGCGCACGAAGCCCTTGTTGTCGACCAGGGCGACCCCGAGTCGTTGGAGTTCCTTGCCAAAGGTGCCGGTCCCTTGGTGGGCTTCCGCAATCTTGCGCTGGAAGCGCTCGAATCCCGAGTTCAGAGCGGATGTTTCGATTCCCGATTGCTTCGCAGCGAAGTGATACTGCTGAAGCGTTTCAACGTGGATTCCCATTCGAGAGCTTGCGTCGGCCAGATTGGAAGCCGTCTCCGCAAGTTGTCTGGCGAACTGCAAAGCATTCTGCGCGGCATTGAAAAACCACTTCGCGACTGGGACCCCGATCCAGAGGGTCAGTCCCAAACCTATAGACGGAATGACAGAGCTGATTCTGAGTAGAGCGTTTAGGAACGGAACAGCGGTTGAGCCTATTGCGGAGAAGATCTTGGTGAATGGCCCGAATACTCGGCTTCCTTCGGACGCTGATTTGAGCATCGACCCCAAACCCTGGGTCACACCTGTTAGCGCTGTCTCTGCAATGCGCGCTGCTGGGGCAATCGCGGGGAGCGAACTCAGGAACTTGCCCAGTCCCGCGGCCCCAAGCGCAGTCCAGCGAACCAGTCCTCCGATAGAGTGGCCTGCAACGTCGATTCCCTTTGCGAGTATGGGAAAACTCCCCTGAAGGGAGATCATCGCAGCATGAAGTTTTTGCAGACCGTCAAACGACAGTCTGACTGCCTTTGCTGTCAGGACTTCCAGGCTTGCTCCAAACTGGACTATCCATCCCGACGCGGATTGAATCAACGCAACCAACTTCACGACAGCGATTGCCATAGCAGCCATGCTGTTTGTGGATGCCGATAGAACCGTCTGGAGAACTCCCGCTGCTCCACCCATCACACCCAAGACCGCTTCCAACGCTCTCAACGGAGCTAACAGAATCTTCGTAGCGAGCGATTGGTCACCCATAGCCTGAGCCGCTTTCGCGGAGGCTTGGGCGACTTCCTCTTGAGATGCGGCAAGCTGCGCGTTTGCGCCTTCGATGGACTTCGTCGCGCCACCGACAGCGGCTTCGGCAATCTTGATCTTCTGTTCAAGTTCTTTCACGTCCACCGTGAACAAAACGTTGATTGCTTTCAGTGTTCCTGCCATTAGGGTTTCCCTTTGTCCAGGCTCCGTTCGAGCGTTGTGGCGAGCGCGGACATCGTCGCTTTCATTCGTTCTACGGATTGCTGCGTCGCTTCGCGCGCAGTGTTTTTCCAATACTGAATGATAAAGTCTTGAATGGTGAAGGGCTTTGGTCTTGTCTTGGAATCACGAACGGTGTTGGCGAGAATGCTCGCAATGATCGCTGTGTTGATGTCTGCGCGTTCTTCAGGCCACGGCTCTACTTGGAAGTAGGCGAGGTATTCCACGAACTCCGCTGAAGAGATTCGGTGTTGGAGTTCTCGGGTTGGGATCCCCAAAGCAAGGCTCAGTCTGATCCAAGCTATTTGCTCGGGGTTGCGTCTAAACTTGCGACGGCTTCCTCTACGGCTTCAGCCCCAAGGCTGTTGAGACGGAGGGCCACGCTGAACGCTTTCTGAAGCGAGCCTGAGTTGCGCAGTCGAAGAAAGCGCACCCCTTCGTCGACGTTGTCGAACCAGGGGACTCCGTTCTCGTCCACCAGGGAGAGGGCGAGAAGCCGGGCTTCTGCGTCTTCCGTCTTGAACTTCCGGGTGCCATCCGATTGAACTTCCACGGTTGCCCGCAGATAGTTGTCTCGGTCTGCTCCCGTCATGGAACGCAGGCGCACATTCCCCCAGTTGGCGACTTCTACTTCTTCATAGGCAGCATCGTCTATTGCGAGAAAGTCAGCTTTTGAAACTAATGGCATGATTGCTCTCCCTTCTGATTATGTGACTGTGATCGTAGATGTCGGCTTCAACGTGATGTCAGCAGTGATCTCCGACTCCAGTTCAAACTCGTTGCCGTAGCTGGTTACGAACGCGGTGAACGAGTGAGTCTGTTGGCTTCCGGACACGGGCACTGGAAATACGATGGAGAAGTTTTTGGCAACAGCGGCGACTACATCGCTCCGCAGGGTGGTGTGTTGTGTGTTGCCGGCGTCAAACGAGAGCGAGAATGTTACGTCTCCCGTTCGCAGAATCGTCGGCATCACTTCCTCGAATCCGTTGGGCGAGAGCAGATTGGTGACGTCGGCGAGATCTCGGGTTAGAGATGGCCCGGAGATTCCCTTGACGTTGGCAATCGTGACCCCCTCTCTTTTGAGTGTGGTTCCTAAACTTGAAACGGCGGTTACTGCCATGGTGTTGGTCTCCTGTGTGTTAGTTGTTCCAGACGATGAAGTCCAGAACTGCGTAGTTGATGTCCACGTCTTCATCGAAGCGGTCCGCTTCGTTGGACAAGACTGTCTTGCTATTCCCGTCCAACACGGACTTGATCGCGGTGGACAGGGTCTTGGTTTCGGAATAGGTCTTGGCCCACGCACTGATTTGAATGCGCGCGGACTGGATTTCGGTCGTTCCTACGAGAACGGGGAACGGGACCGTAGAAATGCGCTGGTAGACGATCAGCGGAAAGTTGGCCGAATCGACTTGATTGACGGGGTAAATCCGGTCCCCCACAAGGGCTGAGACTGTGGGATCGGTCTGCAAGCGAGAGACGAGAGATTCTTCTGGTGTTGGCATCTACAGCTCCAGGAGACGATTGACCCTCTTTACGAGGTCTTCAACGACAGCGGTTTCAGTCTCATCCGCTGCGGGCCGCAAGAACGGCTTGGCGGCGCGGTGAAGTCCCCCTAGCTCCACGTCGTCTGCATACTCCGCGGTTGGCCCCACTTCGATGGTGACGGACGTAGAAGTCTGTTCGGAGATGTCTGCGGAGATCGAATCGCGTAGGTGTCCGGTCTGGACAGGAGCCTTTTCCTTGGCCGAGTCGACCATCAGCTGAACGCTATCGAGCGCAGCCTCGGGAAGTCCCTTCATCACGTCAGAAACGATCCCGTCGAGCGCTCTTTGCAGTTCCTTATCACCAGACACCTTCATTCGCATTAGGCACCTCTCTCTTGCAGCTCGCACTTGTCGGCGATCTTCTCCCCTTTGCTGTAGACGGGAACCACTCTCAAGATGCGGTAGGTGACGCCATCGACTATCGCTTCGTCATCAACACGCGGATTCAAGCGATGGGGATCGGTAACAGCCGTGATTAGACGAACACGGACGTTCCCCGCTGGCGGATCAGCGAGCGTATCGGTGAATTGCATCAACACATCATCGGAAGTGGTGGACTGGGAGTATTGGCGTTCACCGAACGTATTTCGTGACCCTGGGCTCTTGCTTATCAGCGTCATCGTGGCGTTGGTTGCGCGTCTTGGGAACTTTGCCATCTACGCTCCCGATAGGAAGCGGACTGCATCCCGCGCACCGCGTAGATAGGCGTTGAATCGCTGAAGGTCTACCTTCAGAGATGCGACAAGCTTGCCCTCGGCATTGGTCGCGGGGCCGGTGACTTCGTAGTCGACAAGTTCGCGAGTAGGAACCCCGCGGATGAAGGATTCTATGTTTGCTGTTGGCATCTATGCTCTCCTTCGATACCTATCCATTACTTCGCTGACGCCCTGAGCCCAGTTGTCCGTGCGATACACGTCCGCAAAAACACCGATCACGGTTGAACTGGTCAGGCGAATGTCTTCGCGGTCTCCGCGCAATCCCCACTCGTAAGCCACTTGTTTAGTGGCCGCGTATTGGAGGTCTTGAGGGACTTCTGGGTATCCGCTTTGGTAGTCCACCCCGAGATTGTTCCAGCGGGAGCGCGGGAAGCGGGAGTACTTCAGCTGGAGGACACCCGTTTCGGGATCTACGGCGTACTCGTTCGCATCGATCGCGGAGCCGTCCTGGCGCAGAACCGGCGCGAGAGACCCCGTGACTGTGACCGGGTAGTGCTTGAGCAGAAGCGAAGTCTGACCATCACCGTTGTAGCGTTCGTCGACGTGCTGAATCTGGATGATTTGCCGACCCAGGTAGCCCTGCATGGAACTGGTGACTCCGGCAATGGTGAGGGCTATGTCGAGCTCCTTGCCGGAAATCGTCGGAATGTGACTGTTGTTGAAGAACTGCGTGACCTGGGTGACGGACGTGAATGAATCCGCATTGGTGGTGTTCGTGATGTCCCGGATCGAGACGATGACGCCTACCCCTGCCGAACCGAGCGGGGACAGCGTAAATGTCAGCGTATTTGCGTTGTTCGCGACCGTTGACGTGGGGAAGAACGCTTCCCCGTTAGAGTCGTAGAGAACCCAGAATGGGCTTGGATCGTTCAGATTGTGAGAGACCACAAGGGTTGTAGTGGCTGCTGGGATCGCGAAATCGTGACGGTTTGTTGGCACTGTGGGGCTCTCCTCTGGTGAACGCTCTCTACGCTCGCGCGCAGAGAGCGTCCGTCATGAGCTTGTCGAAGTTGGGATGAACTACGAAGTTCTGCGGTGCCAGGCGATCGCTCGAACGTTCGTCGGGTGTCCGTCGAAGCGTTCGGTATAGCGGAAGCCTACTTGACCAGTACCAGCGTAGAGCTCAATCAAGCGCTGAATAGTCGGAGGCATGAACGACGCGACTTCGTAAGTCGCGAAGTCACCGAACAAGAGGACTTTGCTCCCGTTCGCGTGAGTGGGCATGTTGTCGTCTTCGTAGATCGGCTTTCCCATCAACCGATCCGGTTCTCCCGGCTGGAGAGACAGAGTCCAGTACGGGCTCGCGTTATCCGCAACAGAGAGAGCACGGATAGCGGACAGAGCGGTGCTGTGTCCGACCCAAGATCCGTTCATGCGGAAGGCTTGAGGAACGGAGAACATCAGGCTGTTCAGGACGGTTGCGGAAATCGCGCCACCTGTAGAACCCTCGGTACAAGAGGTCAGGATACCCTCCGGTTGGCTAGAGCCAGTACCAGAGAGGAAGAGTCGGGACTTCTCGATTCCGGCACCTTGACCCAGCTTGCGAGCCAGGAATGTGTCCAGGCTTACGACGGAGTCCATGACCAGTTCCTCGGATACCTTGACGATTCGGCCGAGTTTGAACGGTGAGAACGTGATCAGGTTGGTAGTCGCTCCGACCTCCAAGTAGGAACCCACTTCGGCTACACCAGATACGGTGGGTCGATTGGTTTCTCGGGCAATTTGGAAGGGTCGGGAAGCAGCGTACTCGGTTACAAGGAAGTTGACCCCGAGCGCGGCGTCTTCGTATTCGGCAACCCGGTTGAGCAATTCATCCGGCACCAGGTACCCACCGTCGGTGAGAGAGCCTACGCTCATGGCCCGGAACTCGACCATCTTGGATTCGCTGCCAGTGCGGAGCATGTGATCGAAGGCTTCCCGGTACTCGGCAGTCGAAGTAAAGGAAGCGGTAGTGCGTTCTCCCACCTCAGGTCGAGCGATGGAACGAACTACGGAGTTGAGTTCCTTCTCGGTAGCAGTTTCAGCGGCTTGGCGATCGGCTCTCTGCTTCAGAGAGTCCATGTCCTTCATTCCCTGATCCCAGTGGCTTTGTTCCTCCGCGGTCAGGTCGCGGTTCTCTGCTTCTGCGTTCTGGCGGACTTCCTTCATCCGCTCAAAGATCCTTGCTCGCTCTTGGAGCAAGTCCTTCTGTTCATGTAATGGTGTTGGCATGTGTTTATCTCCTTTTGCGTTGATTCAGGATTCCCGGTCGCTCTGTCATTTGGCTGAGGCTCCGACGAGCCCTATTCCGAACCAACGCTCGGAGATAGACACAGACAGAGCAGGGAGAACCTGCTTGGGCTCTACTGGCGGTAGATCAGTTCTAGATCGCGTAGAGCGATACGATGGGGGCGCGACCAATCGACGGATTCGACCTGGCTCGCGCGGACAGCTTCCACCCGGGAGCGAAGCTCAGCGGAAGTCTCTTCGTAGGCGGGGAAAATGACGGGAGAAATTTCGATCAAGTCCACGTCAAAGATCTCCCGGACGATCCTTCCGTCTTGATCCTTCCGCATCTCGTCCTTGCGAGTGATGAAGCCAAAGGACATGGCGTCCACGTCCCCACGTTCGATCGCGGAGCGCGCATCTTGTCCCGTAGGAGAATCCGGGAGAATCAACTCGAAGCGCAGTCCCTTTGCGTCCTCTTCAAGGGAAAGGGTGTTGGCCTTCGCGCGTCCGAGGATGAAATCCAAGTTGTGGTTCCAGAAGGCGCGAACGTCGGGGTTCTCTCGGAGTGTCCGCGTGAAGGCTCCGGGGCGGATGATTTCAACGAAGTCCGGTGTTGCTGTGGCGCTTGGAGAGTCAAAGATTGACGCATAACCGACTACCGTCGCGGAAGTTGGAGCTTCTGGGTCTGGGTTAGCGGCTCGTATCGCTATCTGCGCGGCGACGCATCTACGTTCAATTGTTGGGTATGGTGGTTTGGTCATGTGGATACCTCGTTTAGGCTGGGCTGACCCAGCAATCGCAAGACTGGTGATAGGGCGGATTCTTGTAGTTGATGTTGGCTCTCATTGGAGGCAAACCCTCCGGCTCAATCGTGTCTCCCCCGGAGAGAAAGGCGTCTCCGACCCCTACCACTTTTCCATTTAGTTCATGGCAATACGGGCAAGAGGACCCTTCGGGAGTGTTGCTGGCTAACTTGGTGAACCCGAGCGCGATGAATGAGGCTCGGGCTATCGCTCCCCCCACTCGATTCGCTTCGTAGGAAGCAAACTTCTCGGCTCGGTCCTTCTCCCATTCGTCGAGACGTTGGGAGGCTCGAGCCGTGAAGCTGTCGGGATTGGGGTTCTCTTCGAGCAGCGCGCGCAGTTGAGTACTGGAGTCAGCGATCCACCGCTTGGGAGCCAAAGTGATGACACTCTCCATGAAGTCTCGGAACTTGCGATCGTTGGCAGGAAGCGTCTTGTTCACCTCCTGGGCTGCGCTCCGGCTGATCTCATCGGCATAGGAGCGGTAGACGGGGGCTAGTACCACCTCTACTTCACGCTGCTGAGCTTCGTAGTATCTCTCCAGGGAAGAGAGAAGAGCTTCTCGGTTCCCGGGATTCTGGTCGAGTAGCCTACGGACCGCGGGTATCTCGCTCGCGAGGATCGTTCTGGCAACGCCGGCGAAGTCTTCTTTCCGGTTGTGGGAGAGGGAGACGCGCTCCGGAAGAGCTCGCTTCTCTAATGGGGCAGGGCTGCTCACTTGCTGGTGCTCGTGGCAATCGTGTTCCCGGTGCTCACTGCGCCCACTATTGCGTCGGAGAACTCCGAGGATCTCGCGGGAGAACTGATCGACTTCTCCAGCCGGAGACATGTTTAGTGGCGTCCGGAAGGTGTCCCCCCCGTCGAAGCGGTTGAGGTTTTCGCGCTCGCGGACTTCGTTCGGGGTCATCCATCCGTTGTTGAGGGCGATCGCGTAAGCACTGAAACGCTCGGTAGTCTTGGTGCGGAGCTTGGCATCAACAAGGAACTCGGGGTAGTAGATCTGTTGTTCCGACGGAGATAGCAGCGTCTTGTGGATCGTCTGCTCCAGGCTGACGAGCCAGGGTTGTAGAGTGTCCGCGAGGAAGGACAGGGCTTGCTCTTCAATGTTCGAGAACGTCGCTTGCTCTAGGTCTTGGATCATGTGCGGCGGCATGCGAAAGAAGCGGGCTACTTCTCTGACTTGGAACTTACGGGTCTCGAGGAACTGGGAATCTTCGGGTGTTATCTGCGTCTTGTTGAACTTCATACCCTCTTCGAGAATCATCAGGGAATGAGCATTGCGGGCACCTTGATTCTTCTCCTTGATGGATTCCCGTAAGCGCTTTACGGCTTCATCGGAGAGTTGGTTCGGATGTTCGAGCCAACCCCCGGGGCTTGCATCGTTTGAAAAGAAGCGACCAGCGTACTCCTCGGTAGCCAGCGCAGTGCCGACAGATTGGCGCATGTAAGAGATTGGGGAGAGTCCCCAAACTCCGTCGACCGTGCGACCGCGGTAGTGGAACACCTCTACAGGGTCGTAGCTCTCCTCCTTCCCTCCGGCGCGGATCTTGTAAATTAGGCGCTTGGTCGTGCGGTCGCGCTCGATGCGCACCATGTCGTAGCGAACAGGCCAAAGCGCAACTACTTCCCCGCGTCCGTTGTACTGGACGAGAGCAAACGCATTTCCGGTCAGCGCTCGTGTCGCGACCATCATTTCCCAGAACTCGTAGGCGGACTGCTCGCTGTTCGGAGCGCGACGGAGAATCGGATGTAATGGATGGTCTGTCGCTTCCTGGCGCGAGCCGTCGGGTAGGGTGCGATAGAGCTTGAGCGGTAGTCCAGCAACGGACTCGCTCAGCACCTTCACGCAGGCATAGACCGCAGCGATGCTCTGCGCTGTTTGTGCGGTGACGTGTTTCTCAGCGTAGATGGGTTCTCGGAAGGTCCAGAGCGGGTCGTTGCATGGTTCTATCGCCCACTCGGAACGGGTTTCGGTAGATGGAGGCTCGGTAGCCTCGGAGGTTGGTTGCGTTGCTCGCTTGATTTCGAGTCCGAAGAGTTTCAAGTTTCCTCCGTCTAGAGCAGCAGGATTCCGCGATCTTCATACACGCTGCGTCGTTCGGTCATGTGTGCGGCTGCGCCCCCAAGTGCCATCACTAGGGCTACGACTCCGTCGATCTTCTCTCGCGATTTCTTCTTGTCCGGTCTCACTCTCCCACCGCCATCAATCTTGACGATCAGACTTGCGATGTTCCAACGCAGAACCGGGTGTCCGTCATGAGCGATCCGCTTGGATAGGACTTGATGAAGTAGATCCTTCGTTGGAATAGACATGCTCGCGAAGTCTCCCGGGAACTGGACCATCTTGATACCTGCGTCTTGGAGGTGGGAAGAGATTCGCACTGCTCCCCAGCGATCGAAGGCTATCTCGCGGATGTTGTAGAGGTCGCGGAGTTGAAGGATCTTGGCTTCGATCGCGTCGTGATCGATCACGTTCCCTGGCGTGGTGTTGATGAACCCGTCTCGAGCCCAGGATTCGTAAGGGACTTGATCCTTGAGGCAGCGGTCATGAAGGTTGTCTCCCGGAATCCAAAAGAAGGGGAGAACCTTACCGGTCTCTCCGTCGGAGTTGGGAGGAAAGAAGAGGACGAAGGCAGCGAGATCAGTCGTGTCGGCAAGATCCAATCCCCCGAAGCAGTCTCTTCCGAGTAAGTCATCGGGGTGGAACTGCTCTCGGCAATGGTCCCACTCAGCAACCGGGATGTAAGCTGAAGCGGAATCCGTCCATTGATTCAGGTAGAACCGGCGATAGGTATTCTGAAACGCGGGTGAATTCTTGGCGCGTATCACTTCCCGGCGGTAGAAGTCCTCATCACAAGTCGTTCCGAAGCTCGGGTTAGCCAGCTGGAAGGCTTCGAGCGAGTCCCAAGGAAGTTCCTCCGGCGCTCTCGCGATGAAGTAAGCGAAGGACGGATCTTGGGTAATCCGTTTGTCGATCTTGTGGATTAGTTCCTCGAACTCCCAGCAAATCGAAGTGCGATCCCAACCAGCGTTGGTCGCGATCAAGGTCAAGGGTTCTCGACGGGCACCGAAACCCGTGGTCAGCGTCTCGAAAAACTCCCGTCCAACCTCCCCCTGCCAAGCGTGGAGCTCGTCAGCGATGATGATGTTGGGTCGGAGCCCGTGCTTGGTTCCCGATTCGTGAGAGAGCGCTCGATAGATTCGCTCTCCGCTCCCGTTGCGCGGGGTGTAGGAGAGGCAGTCCCGGTAGGTTTTCACTACCGAAGAGAGCCTCTCGTCCTGCTCCACCATGCTCGTGGCAGCACGAAGAATGATCTTGGCTTGCTCCCGGTCGGCAGCTGCGGAGTAGATTTCGGCAGCGGGTTCGGGATCAACGAGCAGGAAGTAGAGAGCCAGGGCAGCAAGCAGTTCCGACTTCCCTTGTTTCTTGGCTAGACCGAGGTAGAAGGTCCGGATGCGTCTCCGTCCATCGGGGAGAAGATCGGTGAACAACCGACGGAGTATCTCGCGTTGCCAGGGTAGGAGATTGAAAGGTTGACCCCGATGCGAGCTGGTGTGTCGGACGTATTCCCGGATGAAGGCTTCGGCTTTGGTTTCTGGCGAGGTCATCTACTGGAGTAGATCCTCTGTATCCTCCGAGACTGGAGCGGGTTGCACGGAAAGACGGGCGCGGGAAGCCGGAGTGAATCCGAACTCCTTGGCGATGCGCATCATTTCCGAGAGCGCATCGCGCGCTTGCGTCACATGGGGTGAGGTCTGAAGCAACCCGTTGGGTGTCGTGATCGTCCGTCCGTGAGCTTCTATCTCCTTGAGCGCTTGCCTCCATTCGGAGTACTTGACGCAATAAGCAGCGAGAGCGGTGCGGTCTACCAAGGTCAAAAGACCCAAGCGATGAAGCTCGGGGTAGACCCGCTCCCATTCGTCCAGGGCGATCGAATCGAGGTAGTCTGGTGGGTCTTGGAGAGGGCTTGCCGGCTGGGGTTCGTCCGGAGTGAGCGGACGATGGCCAGGATTACCCCTCAGGATCTTCAAAGCGGTAGGAGTAGGTGCGTTCATAGGTGTTTATCCTTTGCGGGGAACTGGGGCTGACCCCCAAGCCTCGGGAACTGCGGGCGTGTGAGAAGGACTGGGGCGCGGTCGCGGCGCATCAAGAGTCATAGAGATTTGATCCCCCTTCCCCCTATAGGGAGACTGCATGAAGATGCGGAACTCGCAAGGAAACGGATCAAGCCGCTATCGCGTTGATCTTTGGATCATCTAATCGTTGAATTGCGATCAACTTCCCATAGATCGGATCTTCAACGAAGCCCACCACTCGGGCGATGATGTTGGTTCCCTCAAGGATTCCCACGCATCCTTGTGAGAACAGCCGTTGGGCCGTGACTTCCCACGCTTCTGCATCCCTAACGGTGCTCTTGATGTTGTACTCATTGATGGGGCTCATCTACTTCCTTCCTGCTCGTGTGATCGTTTGGTGAGGGGCCCGCGCAGTCAGAGCGGGTGAGGCTCGAGGTCTGCGCAGGCGAACCCTCACCGTGGTTCCCTCACTCAGTCTGCTCTCGGATTGTTCCCACGGTGAGATGCAGTAGGGTGTATGGCCAGTCGTAGTTGCCTTGCGCCATCGGGGAGGAATTGAAGGGAAGCGATGGAATCACTACCCGAAGAGATTCGAGAGCTATTCAAGAGCAGGTGGCAAGAGGTGGTTCGCCTTCATGTGCGGTGGATCATGCTCCGCCAGCTGTTTGATGGGTCTTCCGAGAATGCTCGAATTCTCAAGCACACCGGTTCGTTCTTCTTCGTGACAGTTCGCGCGACGTTCTTCGATTCCATCGTGCTCGCCATTGCCCGCCTTACGGATAGATCTCGCACGGGCGGCAGAGAGAACGCTTCGTTGGCAATGTTGTCCGAGCGAGTACGCGAGTTGCGCAATGATCCGTTGGCTGAATCGCTTGATAAGATTCTCTCCGAGATCGAGACCCTTGCTCAGCCATTGAGAGGACTTCGCAATCGGGTTTTGGCTCATTCTGATCTAGCAACTGCGTTGAAGAACGAGCCCGATCCGGGAATCGCAGCGACGACTCTGGATCAGATCCTGGAGAAGATCAGACGCTTTATGAACCTGATTGAAGGGCACTACTCCAAGTCGAAATCTCACACCTTTTACGACAAGCCGGCACTCTCCAACGATGCGCGTACACTGCTGCACTACCTGAAGGACGCACTAGCTCAAGAGGACGCGGAACGCGTACGAAACGGCATGAAGCCGCTTGAGTGACTCATTGCAGAGCGGTGTATTCGTTCAGTCTAGTGCGAGCTATCTCGACGTAGCTCGCTTCCTTCTCTATCCCGATCCAGTTCTTGCCCCGGCTCACGGCTGCGAGCCCAGTTGATCCGCTTCCACAAAATGGGTCGAGGGCTGTTCCGTTGTCGGGGACGATGTATCTCGTCCACCAGTCGCAAAGCTCTTGAGGAGTTCCGGCTCCGTGCCCATAGGCTCCCGCGGAGTCAGTTGATCGTGTATTCGGGAGGGGAAGTAGATTGAACGGGGTCACTCTGTTCCCGCGTTCCTTGAGGCTCCGCGCAAAGGACGCAGCGCAAGTAGTGTGTCCCGAGGGATGGCTACGTCGCGTCCAGTCCGCAGATTGCTCGAGCTTCATCGAAGCTTCAGAGGGCGACCACAGGACTGCATCCTGGTTCCGATAGCAGTCGGGATCTCCGAGCCAAATGCACATCTTGACGCTTGGGCGCAGGAGCCCGTATCGGGCTTGAACGTGGGTGTTGGGCAGAGCCGCGTTGTTCCACCAGTACACGTCCTGGATCAGGTTCCAGTCCTTGGCTTGCTCAACCAGGAACTCCCAGACCCAGGTGCGCATGCGTCCTACGTGTTCGGAGTTCGGTTGCAGGATGAAGACCGCGGAGCCCTGGGGCTTGAGAACCCGTCTGGTCTCTCGCACCACGTCTCGCATGAGTGCGTGCCAATCGGGTTCGGAGAGTCGCCCGTAGTCTCGGCCAATCTCCGCGTAGGGAGGGTCAGTGATCACGGCATCAATGCTGGAAGAGTCGATCTCTTGCAGTAGCTCGAGGCAGTCTCCGTGAAGGATCTCAGCTCGTCCGAGTGGAGGAGCGAAGAGCTGATTCTGGTACGCAGCTACTGGTGGGGGCACCTCTACCACCACCCGTTGGCATGGCGATCCATGTCAGCAAGGTCAGCGAGAATGTCGCGGGCCGCAGTGCGTCGCTTCATCTTCCCCTGAACTCGACCAGAGGAAGGGTTGGCCGTCCCTTCTTCCTCCCTACCACCCTGAACAACAGCACGACCCGGTTTCGAAGAAATCGAGGTCGCATTTCTTGTGGATTCTTTAGGTGGATTCAGTTCGGAGGCTTCCTTCGGAGGATTAGTGCGGGTTGAGTCGACATTCGTGTCGACTGGTTCGACACTCACTGTCGATTGAATCGACGATAGTGTCGACTGGCTCGACATTACGTAGTCGTTCCACGCTTTGCGATAGTCGATTCTCCAGACAGTGGCGCGTCCCTTCCTTTCTCCCGTGTCCGCGATCCAACCCATGCGCTGGAGCTTTTCCCAGGTGGCATAGACCGCATCGCGCGAGCATCCAAGACGCTCGGCTATGTAAGTGGCTCCGGCGAAGAATGTGGCCTTGTTCGCTCCATAGGCAAGATTCATGCAGAAGTAGGCGACGCGCGCTTCTGCATGGGTGAATAGGTCGGGGCTCTCGATAATGAAGTCGTTGATTTTGTGCATGTTGATTTTGGTCTCTAATGGCATCTAGTTCTCCCTTTTGGTTCCTATACGATTTCCTTCGTGCGCTCCCCGCGCGCTCCGGCCGGGAGCTACCCGGCCGGAAACAATGCGCGTATAGGGGGAGAATCAACCCCGATTGCGCGGGGTCTTGTGTCCTGGTTCGTCCGCTCACGCCAGGACAGGAGCCTTTTAGTAACGACGTTACTCGCGCCGGAGCGGTCTCCCTTGTTCCCTACCGCTCGCGCTCGTTGTTCGCGAGCGGAGGGAGTTTTGTTCAGAGGATTAGTCCACGAGTAGGAGCGCGTCTGTTCGACGCGCGCTCCAATAGGGAATCATAAGACTTCTTGCGGGTCAAAGTCAAGACGAATCGACCTGTTTCGGTGTATCGTCCCCTTCTATTGGCTTCCTTGTTCGAGGAACGCTTCTCGCATCAACGACGCGATGGTGCGTTCTCGCTGAGAACCGTTCCTGGACAAGACAGCTACCGATCGCAAGATCCGCTCGCGGACGATTCGCATTCCAGTATTGTCGGGCACTTCGCGTTCTAGCGATCGGACGCGCCCGAGATTCGAGACCTCGTACGCGTCTTCATAGCCAACGATCGGTCGGAACTCCTCCCCGGGTAACGGGGTCGGGTCGAGATAGCGCTCGCTGTTGAGCTCGATCACGGGGCCGGTGCCAATCCGCTGCGGAAGACACTCAGCGTCTATTGGTTCGTCCAACTGATCCTGCTCTTCGTACCAATGCTTGATGTGGCTCATGTTCGTCTCCTCAACACACACCGATGGGGATCGTCGAGAAGCTCTCGACGCGTATCGACTATTTGGTTCTGTCTGGTGATCCCTGCGAGCGAGTCGCGGGGTTCGGTGGGAGACGCAGCGACTGAAACGCGCTCTTCGTCTCTACACAAGTAATAAGATAATCGAGGGCACTTTGTCCAGGCGAATCTGAGGGGACGATCCTTCCAATCTCGGGTAGCCGGAGGGTCAGGTCGAGAGTCGATCGCTCGCCACAGCGGAACGTCGAGCGCCAGGCACGCTATCCTGCGTCAGTCCGTGCTTGTGGATCCAAGGAGCGTGTCATGCAGATTTTCGTGGGTTGGTCTGGAGCGCAAAGCCACGCGGTGGCATTGGCCATGCGCGACTGGTTGCCGACGGTGCTCCCGTTTGCTGAGCCTTGGGTCTCTTCGGAGGACATCGCGAAGGGAAACCGCTGGTCAGCCGAGATCGCTCGTGAATTGGCGGAGTCGGACTTTGGCATCGTTTGCGTTGATGCGGGGAACTTTCAAAGTCCGTGGCTGAATTTCGAAGCAGGGGCCATCGCTGGCGCCCTGAAGGATCGTCGTCTCGCGCCGCTACTCGTGGGAATAGGCACATCGGAGCTTCAAGGAAGCCCTCTGCTGCAATTCCAGTGCACCTCCGTCAGTAAGGAAGATCTTCTAAAGCTCGCCCGATCCATCAATGAGGTGTCTTCAACTCCAATCGCGGAGGCCAGACTTGCCCAGTCATTCGACGTGTGTTGGCCGGGGATTGAGGCGCGTTTCAAAGCAATACCCAAGGGCCAAAGGCAGCCCCAAGCTCCCGCGCGGTCGAGTGAAGGCGCACTTGGTGAGAAGGAACACCGAATCCTCAAGGTTCTGTCTGATAACGAATCCGTAGATGGGGGTCTTGTTGCCGATGAACTGGCAGGGCAGATCCAAGAGAATTTGACACGAACCAAGCACTACATCAGTCGTCTTCACGAGCGCGGACTTCTTGAGGAGCACTACAACCCCATCGGACCCAGTTCATACTCTCTCAGAGATGAGGGTCGCAGCTATCTCGTGGAGCACGAATTGGTGTGAAGCGCGAATCGACCTACCAGCTCAAGCGACGGGACCTAGAGGGCATCCTCTTTGCCGACAATGCCGACGTCCGCTCACGATTCAGGGAGGAGTTTGGCGACCTAATTGAGAGGTTCCTCGATACGTCGACGCGCGCGATTGGAGGAGTGCATAGGTTTGGCGAAGGACTCGCCAAGGAACTACGCGCTGCTTGGGTCGAGGCGTTTCTCCATTCTGCCTTCAACAGTTCACTTACGTCGTGCCACCTGTTTATTTCTGGCTTTCAGATTCCGGCGGGAAACCTGATGCGCCACTACAGTGAGGCATACGCGATGGCTCTACTTTGTTCGCATCATGCAATCGACGTCTTCGAGCGATTCGACCGAGACCCTACAAGATTTCGAGTTGATACCGCGCTGGGACTTGTCCAGCGAAAGCGGAACCGAGAGATCCTAGGAGTCAACGCGCAAGGGTGGAAAACCTTTGATGAAATCTCCAAATTCTATGACCAGTACAGTCACGCTGGCGGCCTTTCGCTAGCGACACAGAGAAAGTTATCGCCACCAGGCGGCTTCATACATGGTGGTGAGTTCGATGAGGGCAAGCGTGTAGCGTATCGGAAGGAGCTGCCGCTGCGGGTAGGTTCGATGGTTCGGCTGCTTGAGCTGGCAACGGTTGTCCGAGAGAACGTGAAGGCTGCGCAGGCCGTCCGCTTGTTCGAACCCGGGACTGATGAGCCGCGTTAGCGCCTCTAGCCTGTCCTGCACCAGTCTGTGTTGGTCTTATCAAGTGTGGAGACGCCGGATGTACTCTGGCTATCAACTGTGCGATCAGCTGAAGCCAAAGCAGAGGTGCTTTCGGTTGAGAGAATTCAAGCAGGGTGAGTATCATGATCTCATCATGAACACATTCCCGCGCATCGAATCAGCCGAGATAACGCAATTCAGATGATGAAAGCGCTGATCGTGCGACACGAGCAGCCCCACGCCTCAACCATTCTCCATAGCTATCTCAATGAGCGGGGAAGGAATCCAGTAGCCCATCGCGCCTGTCTATACGTGACCGATTACCCGGAACCTGGCGTCATGCGATCGTACTGCTCTGGTTCGTTTGTGAGTGCCTGGATGGACGAAGTCCTTATTCCCTCTGACTTCAGGCAGTCGGCATCGGCACCGCGGTTCAGCTAGGTATTAGTTTCATGGGAGTCGCCACAGAAACCTACCAGAACTACTTCGCCAATCGACGATATGTCGCGTTCATCGACATCCTTGGTTTCTCCGCCCTCGTCAAGCGGGTTCACAGCGAGCGTCATCTCTTTGAGGAGATACTCGCGATCTTGAGGGAGGTCGCGGCATACCGACCCGAAGTAGTCGAGGGAGGCCCGACCGATCTGTGGAAGAACATGCTGTCGGCAACAGCCTTTTCGGACAACATTGTTTTGTCGTCTGAAGCTCGCTACAGCCCTGCACTCATCGCGATGGCAAGTTCCATTCTTTGCCTTCGTCTCCTCGGGCTAGGAGTCTTCACTCGCGGCGGTATCACCTGCGGTTCGCTTTATCACGATGAGCATGTCGTGTTTGGGGACGCGCTGATTGAGGCGTACGAACTCGAGCGCAGCGTTGCGCGCTATCCGCGAATCGTACTAGATCGCACCGTCGCCTCGGTGCTCCTAAACCAGCCCGCTCCAGGGGTTCCTGACCTCCGACGAATTGATTTCGATGGCATTGCGCATCTCCACTACCTGAGCCCAGGGATAAAGGGGTTTTTGCCGGTTCTCTTTCCAAAAGGGAATGCAGCCGCTGCCTCCGCTTCGTTGGCCTTCGATCCGGACACCGTGCGCAAGGTCGTAGAGTCAGCTCTCATCAAAGAGGCGGATCGAGGCATTCGCTCGAAGCTGATCTGGTTCGCGCGCTACTTCAATGAATACGCAGAGAGCTTGGGGCTGAACCCGGTTGGGCTTGAAGCTGGGATCGTGGCCTAGCAACCAGCCCGGTCGGGGATTCCTGAAATTCTCCTGGTGCTCAGCCAAACGCCGTCTCTCGGACCGCGTAAGCTCTACTTGCCGCTTGGACTTTCTGTCCGGTCCAGTCTCGGGCGAAAACCCATTGTAGATAGCCAACATAGCCGGTATTCTGCGAGTGCTTCGATGGGGGAGCAGGCGTGGCGCGGAAGTCTGTCCGGAGGCCGAGGAAGAAGCCGGTTCAACTGGCTGTAGTGAAGTCCGCTCCGCCTCTCCCGCTTGCCAGGCCCAAACCCTCACAACACCCCTGGCGTCTTCTCCAGCCCGAGCCGGCCTACACGACGGATTTCGGGGCGATGGTCAACGCCGATTCCTCTGAGGCCCTGGCTGCCCTTCCGAAAGAAAGCGTCGACCTCGTAGTTACATCTCCCCCCTACGCGCTCCACTTCAAGAAGGAATACGGGAACGCGGAGAAGTCGGACTACGTCAATTGGTTTAGGCCATTCGCAACGCAGATACTTCGAGTCCTAAAGAAGGACGGCAGCTTCGTTCTCAACATCGGCGGCAGCTACAACCCAGGCATTCCAACTCGCTCCCTGTATCACTTCCGTCTACTGCTGATGCTCTGCGACGACCTGGGCTTCCACTTGGCCCAGGAATGCTTTTGGTTCAATCCGGCGAAGCTACCCAGCCCTGCTGAATGGGTGAACGTCCGCCGCATTCGCATCAAGGATTCCGTCGAGTATGTCTGGTGGATGTCCAAGACACCCCATCCGAAGGCCGACAATAAGCAGGTTCTTGAGGAGTACAGCCCCGACATGCGCCGACTTCTTCAGCGCGGATACCGCGCGAAGGACCGGCCCAGCGGTCACAAAATTACTGCCAAGTTCTCATTCGACCACGGCGGTTCGATACCGTCGAATGTTCTCGAACGCGGGAACAATGAGAGCAACTCGCTCTACATAAGGTTGTGCGAAGAGCACGGGATGAAGCCGCATCCTGCAAGATTCCCTGCGGCCCTACCCGAGTTCTACATCAAGTTCCTGACCAAGCCTGGGGATTTGGTGATTGACCCGTTCGCCGGGAGCAATACAACCGGCGCTGTAGCGGAGGCCCTCCAGCGGCGTTGGCTGGCGTTCGAGACTGAGCCGAAGTACATTGAGAATTCCAAACTGCGATTCGGAATACCCCCCGAAAACGCCACGGAATGCTCAACGGCCTAGAAGACGTCACTGCCACGGTCTCGGCTGTCTATCAGTCGCGCGAGATTCCAAAGTACCTTCGACTACTGCTCTCGGTTCGCGAACTGAAAAAGGGGGCGGACCCGAGGGTTCTGGCGAAGACCCTCAAGACAACGGCTAAGCGGCTGAAGGCAATCTCATCGTCGAGGGACCCTATCAAGGAGGTCCTGAAGACGACCCTCGCCGCGGCGGCAGAACCGACGAATCTGTCAAAGGCCAGAAAGAACCTCGGACAGATGCTCTTGGGAACGATTTCAGAGAGAGCCTTTGAAGACACTTACAAGAAGACGATGGGAGCTGGAGACCTTCGTCTGGAAGACTCGCGAGAGGGACGGACTGATACTGACTACCGAGTTCTAGACGGCCAGAATCGTCAAGTCTTTCGAATCAACATCAAGTTTCACGGAAGCCAATTCCGCAACGCGAAGGAATTGGTTGGCCTCGAGCCCGAAGATTGCTTCGCCCTGGCTACGTACAAGATTCAGCAGGGCCTTCAGAAGCACGAAGCAGAGGCTCTGCCCTACCTCTTCGTCGTTGTCGGAGTTCCAGGATTACGCGGCGAGACCGTCGGAGAACAGCTCCCCAGTTCCTTGGCGCATTTCTGCTCCTTGGTACTTCAATCCGAAATGCCGGGAAAGCGAGCCGTCGAAGACGAGGTGGTACGACACCTGGTCGACGACCATCAACCCCACAAAGTCAAGAGCATCGTCGCTGGCTTCCGAGAGCAAATCGACAAGGCCCCTTGGTCCGTTCTTTCGGCTCGCAAAGCGGATGCTTTGCTGCGCAAGCTGCTCTTTGAACGGGTGTATGCGGTCCGAGTCCGGGGCTTCGCCATGAACTACCGTGGAGCCGAACTGGACATGCACTTCTCGATTTCGAAGGACCTTACCCCTCTCGACAACTTCCTGAAGCATCTCAGCGAACGCGGGCTTCAGGGCCTCGCGACCCTCCTCGAAAGAGGCGACGTGTAGGGCTCCCTCTGCATATAATCTCCCCATCTGAGCCAGGTGAGGAGGTCAGTGTGGTTGCGCAGAAGGAAATCTGGAAGGTGTTGGAGACCGGACTCAAGCCGGACAGCTGGACGTCTCTAGATGAGATTTATCGACTCGTGCAGAGCAAGGCGCGAGTTGGTACGAGTGAGCCGCACCTGCCGTGGAAACGAAACGTAAGGAACGTCCTTCAGCGGCGAAAGAAGTCCGGCGAGGTCGCCTGGGACGGAAAGGGTTCCTACCGACTCTCGCGCGGAGACTCTGCGTAGGATTTGTGGCTCACACCAACCCGATTCGATCAGCCGCGTCAACGTTTCGCTAGCGACGACGCGAACGGTGGAACGTTGGATTGAAGTCGGAGAGATCTTCGTCATCCTCGTTTTCATCATCCGGCCACTCGTCTGCAACCAGCACTGTCAGGGTCTTGCCATAGCGACCGAGACCAACGACGTCCTCAGTCATTTCGACGTCAGGTCCACCTCCGAACCAATCGTGCAAGTTGCAGGTTCCCTCCACCTTCTCAGCGCGCTCAATCTTCTCTGAGTCGCGATTGAAAACTGCGGTGGTGGTGTGCTCAGGAACAATCTCACCTTTGCGAATCCAGGTCAGATCCCGTGCCTCCCTGAGAGCATTAGACATGAAGCAGTAGCGGACTTTTTGGCCCTCGCTGACGATTACCGCCGCAGCCTGATCTGTGTTCTCGGCGTAGCGAATGGCAGTAGCCTCGAGCGACGTGGCAAATTGAGTAGACAATCTCTCTACTGCCGTGAATCCACTACCGGCACGAACCAGAGCATCCTTGAAGAGAGGATTGGGCATCAACAGACCAGCGGCGAAATGGTCTGCCTCCATTTCGAACTTGTCGCCTGAGCCAAACCCAGCCTGCGACTCATGCGTTCCGGTTTTGCTGAGAAGCTTCTCGAAGTGCCCATCCAAAAAGTAATGGCCCAACTCGTGCGCAATGCTGAATCGTTGGAAGCCCACGTTGTCGATGTTGGTTGCGTATGCGATACCGTAGTTGTCCCCCGCGCGCTGAAGCATTCCTGAGACACCCTTGATTGAGGCGGGCATCGCCTGGACTTCGATCGCGTGATTTCTGGCGATGCTCTCCACATCGATCGGCAGAGTATTCATGCCCCAATCTCGAACCAATTTCTCAGCTCGGTGCGTGGCCCACGTGTAGGGAGAAGGAGAAGAGGGAGTCACGCGGCTACTCCTCTCACCGAGTTTCACTAGGTCATTCAAAAATCGCTCGGCGAATTCTCGGTGGTCGTCTGTGAGTTCTTGGAACTTCCGATACAGCGGGTCGCTTCGGCTGGTTCCAGTGGGCTCGTTCACCACGCCCAACAAGTAGTCGGTTGACACTCGAAGGGCGGTCGCCAATCGGCGGAGATTGTCCAGGGAAGGCTTCGCCGCCCCGGTCTCGAATCGAGAGATCGCGGAGGCCTGAAACCCCGCCTTCTGCGCGAGCACGGCCTGGTTCCAGTCCCTGAGCTCCCGAGCCGCCTTGAGACGGGCCGGGAACTCCGGCTTCGGGGGACTGGCGGCGCTCATGCTGCCTCTGCTATTTTCTTCAGGACGGACCCGATCTTCCCTCGGGGCCGATTTTCTTTGCTCCGAGGGGTATCGGGTTGGACGTTGAGTACAACACGAATGCGCTATGCGCAAGGAGATACTGAATGGACCGCGAGGTCACTCACTCTGGAAAGGACAAGGACGGGGACATCACGAGGTTGTGTCATTCGGGCGAGTATTGGTCGCCCCGCAACAAGGCCGATGCCATCAACGACATCGACCTGAAGCTTCACACCTACTTTGTCCAGATCACGGGCACGGGGCGCGTGAACATCCACGTAGCCAAGGATTCGCAGGGGAAGAAGTACCTGCGGACGGACCCGGACAAGACGAAAAAGAACAACTTGGACGATCTGCCGAACTGCTGAACGAGAGGAGTGACAGACATGTCGAAGAAGCGTGACATCCACGTGGTGCCTCACGAGGGAGACTGGGCGACGCGGCGCGAAGGTTCTCGCCGCGTCGGTACGACCCACGACACCCAGGGTAAGGCGATCGACGCCGCGAAGGAGCGGGCTCAGCGCGACGGTGTCGAGGTCGTGATTCATCGTCCCGATGGACGAATTCGCGACAGCGACAGCTACGGCAACGACCCGCATCCGCCGGAGGACAAGAAGCACTAGAAGGTGTCTGGAGGCCGCACCTCGCCGGCACGAATTCTGCGGCTGGACGAGTTCCGCGGCCTTCATACCCGCTCATCCTCAAGCGGGATGGAGGGATCGTCGATACCGCCACCCGGGATGGGAGGGGTGATGCGCAAGGTACTGGTTTTCGGACTCCTGTTGGTCGGCCTCACGGCGGCGGTCTTGGTCGGAGGCAGCAACCGAGCGGAATGCGCGGGCGATGACTGTCCGCCGTACAACTCAGAGTGCTCGCTCTACGGCATGGGCAACAACTGCAAGGCCGGTGGGTTCAAGAACTGCGGGATGCAATGCGTCGAGGTCCAAGAGGGGCCGTACGCCTACCAGAAAACGCGTCGCTGCCGATAGGTCGGGGTCAGACCAGCCCGATTCGATTCGCTGCCTCTCGCTTCCGCTCATCCACCACATGCAGATAGAGGCTCGTGGTAGTGATGCTCGCGTGCCCGAGCACATCCTGAGTCGTCCGTAGATCGACCCCATTGGCAAGCATCGTTGAAGCGACCGTGTGCCGGATTCGATGGGAGGTCCCCGCTCCGCGACGGTAGAGACCCGCACGGTTGAAGACGGTTCGCAACACGCGATCCGCATTTCCGACGCTCATCGGGGTTCCCGCTCTGGTCGCGAAGATCCACCCTTCCGAGGGTTCGCCGCGTCGGGTCTCCCGGAGCGAGCGCAGATAGTCCATTGCAGCAGGGGCCACGAATACCGAGCGCTCCGCGTAGGTCTTGGTTGTCCAGGTTCCTGGTTTCGAGCGCACGTTGATTCGGTGCGCTGCAAAGTCCAAGTCTCCCCAGGTCAGGTGCAACGTCTCGGCGATGCGAAACCCGGTAGAGAGCGATACGAGCAGGATCCCATAGGCTCGCTCTCCCCCCTTGCGCAGGCTTCGTGCGCTCTCAAGGAGCTTCCGTCCATCGTCCGCGGAGAGAAGGTGCGGGATGCGACGTTTGGTTGTGCGGAGAAGGCGAACTCGGAACGGAAGCTTGTCGAGCTTCCTCGATTCAAGCGCCTGGTTGAGCGCGGTTCGCAATGTCCCGAGGTCACCGTTTATCGTGCAGTCTCGAACCCCGTCGGCTCGACGTGCGGCGATGAAGGGTTCAAGGTCCTTCAGGCAGAGCTTCGACGCATCGCGATCCCCAAGATGTACCGAGAGCCGTCGCACAGAGGAACGAGTCTGCAAGACGACGGAGTGTTTGGAGTAGACGGTGATTCGCTCGAAGTAGGCCGCGAGGACTTCCGAGACGAGGGTCCCGGCTCCCTTGCGCTTGCGTGGGGGTGCGGTGTGGCCCCCGAGCTTCCGCAGTCGGGCGAGGGCTACCCGGAGGTCCGATCCCAGGGACCTGCGCAAGCGCTTCCCGGTCTCGGGGTCCGGGTAGGACCCGTAGTAGATGCGTCCGCGACGGTAGAGGCCGGAGGGGAGGTGAGATAGGGTTCCGACTCGTTGGGGGTGTGACAC